CGATAGAACAACGTTGATTGCCGAACTAGAACGTCAAGGCCATGGCGACATGGCGAACATAATCAGGAGTCTGTAATGGCGATAACAACTGCAATGTGTACTAGCTTTAAGAAAGAGCTTATGGAGGCAGTGCATAACTTCAAGAACTCTGGCGGCAGCACGTTTAACCTTGCCCTGTATACAAGTTCCGCAAGTCTAGGGGCAGCAACCACTGCCTATACAACGTCAAACGAAACTTCTGGTACGGGCTATACGGCAAAGGGTGCCGCCCTTACTCGCGTAGACCCCAGTACTTCTGGAACTACCGCACTAACAGACTTTGCAGACGTAACCTTTAGTTCAAGCAGTATTACCGCACGGGGCGCGTTGATTTTTAATGATTCTGCTTCTGGCGACCCTGCTGTATGCGCGTTAGATTTTGGCGCGGATAAAACGTCTAATACGGGGGATTTTACTGTCCAGTTTCCTGTAGCAGACGCATCGAATGCGATTATTCGCATCGCATAGCGAGTAATCTGTGTCAGACTTATTTGGATGGGGCAGAGGTACTTGGGGCGCAGGCCCGTGGGGTGAAGTAAACCCTGCTACAGTTACGGGCGTTGCAGGTACTGGCGCTGCTGGAACAGTTACTATTGGGCTGGGACAAACGATTGTCCCAACGGGTGTTGCAGGTACTGCGTCAGTTGGTAGTGTAACCGTTGCATTACCCGGCGTGGCTATCGTAGTTGGAGTTTCAGCAACAGGGGAAATAGGATCTTCTGTTAATGTTTGGGGCTTGGTAGACACATCCCAGACCCCAAATTGGGAAGAAGTAGCCTGATGTTTAAGCAAGTTATTAAGGGTTCAGAAAAGCCCAAGACTAAAAGTCGGAGAAGATAGATGGCAACTTACGTTAACGATTTACGGCTCAAAGAAATAACCACTGGCGACGAGTCAGGAACTTGGGGCACCAGTACGAATACAAATTTGGAGTTGATAGCTGAGGCTTTTTCCTTTGGGACAGAAGCTATTACGACTAATGCAGACACCCACACGACTACGATTGCTGATGGTTCTACTGATCCGGGCCGGTCGCTGTTCCTCAAGTATACTGGCACCCTAGATAGCACTTGCACCATCACGATAGGGCCAAACACGATCAGCAAACTGTGGTTGATTGAGAACGCAACCAGTGGCTCACAGAGCATCATAATCAAGCAAGGTAGTGGTGCTACGGTCACAATTGCTAACGGCTCCACGAAAGCGATCTATAGCGATGGCGCAGGTGCGGGTGGCGCGATGGTCGATGCTTTCGTTGACCTTGATCTGACAGGTACTACTACAGTTGCGGGATTAACCGCTTCTGGGGCTTCTACGCTTTCAGGCGGCGCAACAATCTCTGGTACTACAGCCGTTGCTACGCTTACTGCTTCTGGAAATGCGACAATCTCTGGGAATGCGTCAGTCACTGGAAATGTAACTGCTGCAAACTTAAACGCCGATGCTACGGCAGGAGTGTATGGCAGTTCTTCCAGCCCTGTAGTATTTACAGTTACAGTAGCCTCTAAAACTTCGGCGCATCCGTATAACGGAGATGGAAGTAGTTCAGGTTATTTCTTCGACGGTATTGAGTCCCCTGCGATCAGCCTGCACGGCACGGATAGCGTCACAGCTAACAGTGAATACGTTTACCGCTTTGACCAAGCAGACGGGTCAAACAGTGGTCATCCTTTGTTGTTTTACATGGATGCCGCTAAAACGACAGCTTACACCACAGGCGTAACAACTAACGGTACTCCGGGAAGTGCAGGAGCTTACACACAGATAGCGGTAGACAGAGAAACGCCCAGCGTTCTTTACTATCAGTGTTCAAGCCACGCTTACATGGGTAACTATGCCTACAACGCAGCTTCTACTAACTTAAATGGCATCAAAATGCCGACGGCTGATGGAAGTTCGGGCCAAGTCTTATCAACTAACGGTTCGGGAGTGTTATCTTTTGCTACCGTTGGTGGGGCATACAATTCTTGGCTTGTCAAAACCAGCGCATATACTGCTGTGGCTGGGGATCAAATTATTGTTAACAGCGCGAGCGCAGTCACGATAACGCTGCCTGCTTCTGCAAGTGCTGGGAATACAGTAATTATTAAAGCCACAGGTGGTGGCACAGTAACCGTTGGGCGTAATTCACAGAAGATAAACTCAACGGCGGCTGATGGGACTATACTAAGTGGAAGCTCCTCTCAGCTTGTATTTGTAGACGCTACAATTGGATTCTTAGAGATTTAAACGGAGATTTAACATGGCAGTTATTCTAGGCTCGAAACCCCCTATACCAACAACACAGTTTGTTATAGGAGTATCAAAGACTTTTACTTCTCCAATAACGGGTAGGGTCAAAGTCATCATTACTGGTGGTGGCGGTCAAGGTGCTTTCCTTGCTAATCAAAGCGCGAGCATAGACGCAAACGTAGGAGATGCTACAGGCGGTGGCGGTGGCGGCTACAGCGAGAAAATCTTTGCTGTAACAGCAGGAGAAACTTTCACGGTCACTATTGGGGCTGGAGGCGCTACTACGCTTGCAATGAATGATATTAATTCTTCTAGAGTAGGTAACAACGGGGGCAACTCTAGCTTTGTTACTGCTTCCGCAGCAGCGTCTGTCAACATGGTTGCTAACGGTGGCGGTGGTGGGCAGTTTAGCGCATCTACTTCTAGTGCTGTCTCTACTGCTGGAGGAGCAGGCGGTACTGCTAGTGGTGGTGACTTTAATTACACAGGTGGCACTGGAGGTACTATCTCAAGGGTGGCTGGATGCCCCAGCAATGCTGTAACAACAGGAGGAGGCGCTGTTGCTCTTTATGGCACAGCCTTTAATGGCGGCAGCGTGACTATGACAGGCGCTGTGGGCAGTCAAGATAAAATTATTTCTACTGGCGGCGCAGGTGTTGGAGGTAACGGAGGTGATATTCTTGGTATTACTAGCACTGGTGCTTATGCCTACCTTAGTGAAGGGGGAAGTGCAGTCATTGCTGGCGGATCAAGCACAGTCGCCACTAATACGAACAAAATAACCTCTAGCACCGCAGGCGGGCCTACTAGTTCGTCTACGATCAATATAATTGACGCTCATGGTACGGGAGGCTATTCCTATCATACTTATAACACTGGCACTTACTCCGGTGCTGGAGGTTATGGTGGCGGTGGTGGTGGTGCTACAGGATGGCGTGATTCTTCTTACACTAATGAATATTACCAAGCGGATAAGGGCGGTGGCTTTGGGGGTGGCGGTGCGCTTACTTGGATAAGTGCCCAGAACTCAACCAGTAATGCAAGAATAGGCGCTGGCCCCGGAGGCACTGGTGGTGGCGGATCAGGTGCTTTTAGCGGCCCCTTTCATACTTGCACATCTGCGGGAGGTCGAGAATGGGCCGCCGGTGGTAGTGGCCTTTGCATTATCATGTTTGTTTAACGGAGGCTACAATGGCTACTTACATTATAAAAAATGAAAGCAACGAAGAGATTAACCGCATTGTAGCTGACCTAGCGTTTGTTGAAGAACATTACGCTGGTAGATACGAAGAGGCTATTGCTGCTACAAGTCCTGTGCCAGCAGAAGATGCTGCAAGGATGTGGCGGAATCAGGAGCTTGAGGATACAGATTACATTGCACCTTTGGCTGACCACCCACAACGAGCAGCGTATCTGACGTACCGTCAGGCACTACGGGATTGGCCTAGCACATCAGACTTTCCAGACACTAAACCAACACTGGGATCATAACGATGGAATTCTTAATCAACGTATTTCATGGCGTGACCTTTGCCATAGCACTGTCAGCAGTGCTCTGCGCTACAACGTCCCCGCCGAACAACGAATGGGCGCAGAAAGCATATCGGATTATGAATATCATCGCTTTCAACGTCTGGAAGTCTGAAGACAAGTAGCACCCTGTGGACATAGGGTCAGTCAGCGACACTGCTCAGGTTAGCTGGAAGCAGATAGCGGTTCAGAAGCAAGAGCGCCTGCGAACGGGTGCCGAGGGTGAGACTGTGCGGGAAGCTGTCGAGACGATTATCCCCACGATCTATACCAAAGAAGGCAATAAAGTAGAGGCGCAGCCACTTGCG